TCGCTAGAGACCTTAGAACGCGCAAGATGCTCGTTGTAGCTCGCGCTGATACCACAGGGAACGATTCCACCGTTGGCCTCCCTACGGACTTCCTAGAGATGCGGGATATACATGTACGTACTACTCCTGTTCAGTCTTTAACTTATCGTTCTCCTAATGCTTTCTTTGCAGGATCGAGGACTACCGACATTGGTAAGCCTATTGATTACACGATTCTGTCAAGCGAGATTCAGTTCGCTCCTGTTCCTGATACTGCTTATAGCATCCAGATGTTGTATTACGCAAAGCCAACGCTATTAAGTGACTCGAATACTTCTAATGTATTTTTGGCAAACTATCCTGATGCGCTGTTGTATGCAGCTTTAGGAGAGGCAGAGCCGTATCTGATGAATGATGCGAGGTTGCAGACTTGGGCAGCTTTGTATGATCGTTCTGTAACGGCAATTAATACCGCAGATCAGTCAAGTGAGTACGGCGGTCAACCTATGTCTATGTCTTATGTGAGGTAAATCATGGCTGAAATGGGTAATTATTTAGAAAATGCTTTGATTAACGCTGTGCTGCGTAATACGAGCTATACGAGTCCTACGACTACTTATCTGGCGTTGTATACGTCTGATCCTACTGATGCTGATACTGGCACTGAGGTCACTGGTGGTTCGTATGCGCGTCAGGAAATTACGTTTGGCTCCCCTAGTAATGGAGTAACGACTAATTCAGCGGCTATTGAGTTTCCACAAGCAACTGCTAGTTGGGGAACTGTTACTCATGTAGCAATTAGAGATGCGCTGACAAGTGGGAATCTTTTGTTTCACACTCCATTAGATACGTCAAAAACCATTAATAACGGCGATGTATTTAAGATAACATCCGGCAATTTGTCGGTTACGTTGGCATAAGGAGTAATTAAATGACAACGATTACTCTACGGAATGTTAAGGGATCAGCCCTTAGCTTTACTGAGGTTGACGATAACTTCACGAACCTGAACACGGACAAGATTGAGAAAGTAACGTCTAGCGTAGACAGTGAAATAGCCCTTTGGAGTAGTACGACGGGCGCTGTACTGAAACGTGCGACGGTTACGGGTGTTCTGAAAGCTACGTCTGGGGTATTGGCTGCTGCGACTGCTGGAACGGATTACGCTAAACCTGATACAGCTAGTACATGGAGCGCAAATCAGTCGTTCAACAGTGGCAATCTGCGTCTAAATGGTTCGTCTAGTGGTACTGCGACGCTAAACGCTCCTGCTGCTGCTGGAACGAATACTTATACGTTACCTCCTGATGCTGCGACACTAGGGTACAGAAATGTTCCTGCTGTGGGCGCTAAGACGAGTTCTTATACTCTGGCGACTGCTGATGTAGGTAAGTACGTTGAGGTGGGTTCTGGTGGCTCTATAACGATTCCTGATGCGACGTTTAGTGCTGGTGATGTAGTAAGTATTTTCAATAATACGACTGGCGCTGTGACTTGCACTTGCTCAATTACGACTGCTTACATTGCTGGAACTGATAGCGATAAGGCAACTGTTTCACTAGCGACTAGAGGTGTTGCTACTGTGTTATTCCAAAGCGGTACTGTTTGTGTGATTACTGGTAACGTCAGTTAAGGAAATAACATGAGTGGAATCATGTCAATGGTCTTAGGTGCTAGGACTGCTATTGCTGCTGCTGTTGACGAGTTTTTCAACAGAGTAACTTTATTGTTACCCGGAGATGGCACGAACGGAGCGCAGAACAATTCATTTTTGGATTCTGCTAATCAAGCTGTATTTGTAGGTTCAATTTCAGGAACAACATTAACGGTTACTTCTGTTACGTCAGGAACCATTGTTATCGGAACTGGTATATCTGGTACAGGGGTTACAGCAGGAACAACTATTACCGCAGGTAGTGGAACTTCTTGGACTGTTAGCGCATCACAGACTGTATCCAGCACGACGATTACAGCGACAGGATTTCCTATTACCCGCAACGGCAACACGACGCAGGGTACATTCTCGCCGTTTAGTCAGCAATCGGGGTATTGGGGGAATTATTTTGGGGGATCTGGAAATTATGTGGATGCGGCAGGAACAGCAATTGCGGCGACTACAAGTACTTTTACTATAGAAGCGTGGATATACCCAACTGCCACACCAGTAACTGGTGGTGATATACCTACAGTTGTATCTGATGGGCAAGCTGCTTCAACCGGGCTGTATTGGGGTTTGGGACCTCTTGCAAATGGAAAATTATCTTTTTATTGGTATGACGGAGCAGGCAGGAGCGCAACTGGTAATTCAGTAATACCCTTAAATACATGGACGCATATTGCTATCTCTGTTAACTCAAATGCGATTTCTTTGTTCGTAAATGGGGTACTACAAACTATTACAGGTACCTCAACACTGACAAACAGGAGCGGGACTGTAAGCAAAATATCTATGGGGCAGTATGCGACAACCTCCAGCGTTTATACTGGTTATGTATCTAATCTAAGTATATTGTCAGGCACAGCAAAATACAGCTCTTCTTTTACACCAAGTCCTTTGCCACTCCCGACCAATACTACAAACCAAGTGTTTTTATTTGGGTATGACAATAGATTTGCTGATGCTAACACGGCTACTACAGCAAAAACACTTACCATCACTGGCTCCCCTAGCGTCCAAGCCTTCAGCCCGTTCGCTCCGACTGCGGCCTACTCCGCAGCGACGAATGGCGGCAGTGGGTATTTTGATGGGACGGGCGATTTCCTTTCTTTAGCCTCAAATACGTTATTAGACCCCGGCGCTGGTGATTTCACTATTGAGGCTTGGATATACGTAACAAACACAACGCTCACAGCAGAACAAACTATTATTGCCTATGGGACATCAACAAACAACCTAAGATTTCAAGTTAATAACATACGCGACTTACGAGTTTTGGATGGTTCGAGCGCAATTGCAACTGGGTCATCAAGTATTAATCCACTTAGTTGGAATCATGTTGCGGTAGTAAGGTCTGGCTCTGCTACTAATAACGTAAAACTTTACGTCAATGGGGCGCAAGTAGCACAAGGAACCAATACTGCTACCTTTACTGGTACGGCAAACATAGGTGCCAACTCCGGTAGAGGGCTATATGGCTACATGACTAGCTTTCGATTTGTCAAAGGGCAGGCACTTACAAGTGGAGCATTTACACCGCCAACTGCACCAGTAACGACATCTGCTGTGGGCTGGACAGGAGCTAACGCTGCGACATCAATTACAGGTTCGGTTAACTTGCTCACCAACTTCACCAACGGCGGCATCACAGACGCTACTGCCAAGAACGACCTAGAGACAGTAGGCAACGCGCAGATCAGCACGACGCAGAGTAAGTTTGGTGGTAGCTCGATGTCCTTCGATGGAACAAATTCAGTTGCAAAAGCGGTTACTGGCAACATCAACCAATTTGGCACTGGTGACTTTACTGTTGAAATGTGGTTATACCCAACAACTATTGGCACAAGCAATAAGAGTGTTTGGTGTTGCAGTACCAGTGCTTCCAATTCAACTGGGTTTCATCTTTACTTTAATTCTAGCGGCGAGCTTGGAATTTACTCTGATGGCGCAGTAAAAATTACACCACACATATCTGTAAAGCTGACAGCGAACACTTGGAGTCATGTTTGCGTTCAAAGAAACGGCAGCACGATGCGTATATTTTTGAATGGAAGTGTTGGCACTAATACTTGGACTCTTACCACCCAGTCATTTACAGATGGGGCTTGTCTATTTGGCGCTACCCCGGCTGGCAGTTCCGAATATTACGCTGGCTACATTGATGACGTTCGCATAACTCGCGGATTTGCAAGATACAGCACTTCTGGATTTACCGCCCCGACTGCTGCTTTCGCCCTGCAATAAAGGATGACCATGCTCTATACCAAAAACGGCTCTATTCCAAAGCCAGAAACAGACGGCACTGAAGGCTGGATCGAAGTCGATATGCCTCCTGATGCTCCTGAAGGCAAGGAGGTTGTGTGGCTCAATTGGCAGTGGGTCGTGCGCGATCCTAAGCCTATAGACCGCGAAGGCTATCGATGGAAGTGGAACCATGACGAGATGCAGTGGATTGAATATGCGCTTCCTCAGACTGTTGAAATAGAACAAGTAATATCTAGTGACCAGATAGTTGTATTATCTAGTGCAGATGTTATCTCATTAACATCAGATCAAATTAGCGGTCTGTAATGGCAAATTACGTTGACTACGATTATTGGCTTCAAGGATATGGCGAAGGAGACTTAAGCCAGCCTGATCGCTATGTCGTAGCTGGTTATTGGAGTGACGGATACGCCTTATATGAGGCTATTGAAGGCTCTGCTGCTGTTACTGCTGAAGCGACTGTAACTGCTAAAGCTGTTGATTTTGTACTAGGTAGTGCGGCTATTACTGCTAATGCTTCTTTTGAAGCAACTGGAATAGTTCCGATAACTGGTAGTGCTAGTGTATCTGCAACGGCAACTGTAACGGCTGATGCTATTGACATGTTTATTGGCGAAGCAGCTATAAATGCTTCTGCTACGGTAACCGCTGATGGAGTATCAATATTAATTGGCGCTGCTTCAGTAACGGCTAGTGCTAATGTTATTGCTATTGGTTCAACTTCATCTGATGTAATTATTGCAATATCATGTAATTCATTGCTTGGTGCTAGTGGCAACGTTATTGGTGACGAATGGTCTGGCGTAACTCCTGAGTCTAATGTTTGGTCTAATGTTGGTGGTGACGGTTATGTTGACTATGATTATTGGGCATACGGGTACACTGACAATGATTTAATTAGTCCGTTTGGTTCTTGGACTAATGTTTCTGCTGCATCAAATAATTGGGTGAGACAGTGAAGATTACTTTCGGAGAATGGTTGCCAGATCAGCCCGGAGTTACTGGTGCTGTAATGGAAGCTGTAAATTGTTATCCTGTTTCTAACGGTTATGCCCCATTACGAGATGCCGCTGATTATTCTGACTCTGCTGGAGAAACTCTGCTCGTTGCTTTTGCAGGTAAGTTTGCTGGGGCTTCCACTCTATTTGCTGCTAGTGCTACTTCGATCTATAAGTTTGACTCTAGTGATGCCTCATTGGATGCTTTAAAGACAACATATGGTTCTGTAGAGCAATGGGATATTACTCAGTTTGGCTCACGGATGATTATGGCTAATGGGGCTGACAAGTTGCAGTCTTATGATCTAGGTGGGTCTACGACAGTATCAGATTTGGATGCTGCTGCTCCTACGGCTAAGTACGTTACTGTAGTTCGAGACTTTGTAGTTGCTGCTAATGTTGGTGGCGAGGAATCTAAAGTCTATTGGTCTGATATTAATGATGAGACGGATTGGACTCCGGGTGCAGCTTCTCAGGCTGATACACAGATTATCCCTGATGGTGGGGATATTACTGGTCTTGCAGGTGGTGAATACGGTTTGATCTTCCTAGAGAGGGCTGTTTACCGTATGTCCTACTCCGGAAGCCCGTATTTCTTCCAGTTTGACGCTATTTCTAGGACTCTAGGTTGTATTTCTAACGGTTCTATTGCTCAGTTCGGTGGATTGACGTATTTCCTAGCTGATGATGGCTTTTATGTATGTGATGGTCAGTCAGTTAAGAACATTGGGTTAG